TGGTAAGTTAATGTAATGGCTTCACCGGCGAAGTTCATTGCGTCCTTATCACTTACAGTATTAAGTTGTTCGTCTGTGAGTTCGTACACATCTGTTAAGATGAAACGCATAATATCACGACTACGTACAATAGATGCGACTTGATCATCAACATCTACTCGACAATACACGAAGTCTAGACCGGCTTTGATTAATGCATCACGTTCAGTCCATGTAAGGGCTCTTGGTTTTAATTCTTTACCTTGAATATTCATAGTTACCTCCTAATGAGTTAGATTAGTAAGATGTTTGGCTGTTAACCAATTCAAATACTACTGCGGATTGACCTGCATCATCGCCATAATATGCTTTGAATGGAAGTTCGATATTTACGCCTTTAGGACCATCGATACCAGGAGAGTTACGTTCGTAAATCAATTCTGGTAATTTGATAGTCAAGGAATTAGTACCTTTAGTAAGGGTTAATTCCAAGCTAGATTCAGTACCATTTACGGCTTTATTTAACAAGTCCATATTTTGGAAGAAGGCTTTAATAGTACCGGATACGCCGATAATACCTGTATCGATATATGTACGGAAGCCTTTACCACCGATAGCATAAGAGTCACCATCCAAGCCGAAGTCGATATCAAGGCTCATGGACAATACATTCGCTACCGTAACGCCACCTTCTTTTATGGTGGCTTCGAGATTTTCGAATGGTGTGAATGCGATAGACTTAGGTGCAGTATCGAAGGGTACCGCCGCCATAGTTTCTTTACAGCCCATTACATCAATAGATGCAGTTAATTCAGAGTCACCGCCGAAGTTTAAGGACATCTTATTCATACGTACGCCACTGAATTGTTGGTAAGTACTGATATCCTTATAGCCTTGTTCAAAGGTTGCAGATGGCATATCTGGACCAATTTTAAATACGTGTTTTTTACCGGAGCCTTGCGCTGTTGTAGTTGGAGCGCCAAAGCCTAGTTTTAACCAATAGCCAAAGCCTAATACATCAACTGGTGGCACAATGCTACCGGATGTATCGATGTTACCGCGACTAGGTGCCGCAGGATTACGTGTGCCTCGAATAACAGAGGAGTCATTCAAGTTTTGGCTAGCCTTCAAGGAAGAACTGATAATTGGCATTACCACGCCACCAGTAGATGGTGTAGTACCAAAGTCAGTTTCAAAGGCCATTGTAAGAGAAGATTGTGCACCTTGTGCACGTTTAGCAACTGCCATGTTGTATCCTCCTAATATTCAACATTACCGCCAATTACATGCGGTATTTCTATGGTAAGTGTGGCTTTACCTGGATATACAGGACGCCACGAGATATTGTCTGTTTCGTAGTCAATGTTAATGACTGGGTAGTTAGGGTTAACTGCCATGATACATTCGATAAGTAATTGGCCAAGTTCGTCACACTCGAACGCTCCAGTGTATTTCACTACACGTCCTTCACGTTCTGCCTCAGCTCTTACTATCCCCCATACGAGTTGGAGTGTGTAAGAGTAGGAACTCGCCAAGCCTTCGGACTTGTTATCCATCATGATGATCACGCACGGACAATCCTCTTCAAGAGGTGCTCCGGCATCATCATAGCCGATGTAAATAGTTAAGTCCTTTCCGAAGTGTTTCATGCAGTAGTCGGTAATCTTTTGATTATCCTTAACCGCTTCCGCCCATCTGTTAGCAATGACCGCTAGTGGAATAGTTTGCATTGCTACCTCACTTTATATGCTCGCCTGCTAGACGCAAATTGACTAGTTTTGCCTAGTGCATATTCACCGATTTTAGACTCTAGGTAAGGTACCAACTTAGGCTGTAAGGATGTTTTCATCGGACCAAACGTTTTACGAGGTTTAATCCTGAATGATGTTTTTCCTTTAGCAAGTTGAAAGCCACCGGCAAATAATGTCCTACGCATGGGCTCTGTGATTTGTTTTGTATAACCACGCTCAATCTGTTCGCCTAATCGTTTAGCAGACGATGATAACCACCCTACTTTTACGGATTGCGACTTGGCGTCGTATTGGTATCCAACTGCTCGGAACATTTTACCGAGTGGTGTGTATCCGACAGTTGTTTCCTTTACGCCACCGGCTATAAGTTGGGCTCTGGACTTTAGTCCCCACCCTTCTTTATACGCCTTACCGCCATCTTGATAGGCCCGCCTTACTTTGGCGCCAAATGCTGCCTCAAATTGAGCCCTCATTGTAGGTGGCATGAAGTTAGCATATTTGTGGCCACCAGGTGAGCCGGATTTAATCCCGGCCTTGATTTCCTTCTGCATCATCCAACCAACTGACTTCATAGCTTTCCTTGTCCAGTCCGGTTTAGTCTTAGCTATGAATTCAAGATACGGTGTAGCAGTGTCAACGATGGTAAGAGGTGAGTTACTCATGGTCTTACCGTCCTAACGTTGGCCACAATTTCAAGACAGTGCATTTTAGCGTCGCTATCGGAGATATGATCCACATACCACTTCTTACCCTTGATGTAGATTACATCTTTAGTCTTAGGCAATGGTACGTCTTTAGTTCTAACCCATACCTTAGCTTTATCAGCAAGGCCGGTTACGAACCCAGAACCTTTACCATCATACTCACCGATTTCTACGCTAGCCTTAATCTGCTTACCTTCATATGTTATTTTTTCGCCAAATACATCGAGTAAGGCGCTTTCATCATAGGTCAGCATAAGTTATACCTCATAGGGTTAATGCGGACCGTGTGGCCCGCATTTCCGTTAAAATACAATGATTAGTTTTTCAACATTACTGTTACAGTATCTTGAGTAGCAGTTTTAGGTTCTACTGCAATACCCAATGGTTTACCACCAGTTTTAGCAGCTTTACCAGAAGCGAAGTTTACTGCATCACCTACAGCGTATGTATCAGCTTTAGTAGCGTCTACTTTGAATACGCCAGTAACTTTCAATGCACCCATTTCGCCAGTTTTGATATCAGTCACAGCTACACCATGAAGTGCACCTGCTTCTACGATATCGCCGGCTTTAATATCTGCTGTTGCCACATAATTAATGCGGTCTGTTTCGTATACGAATTTTGCCATATGTATTTACCCCCTAATTATTTACCTGCGTTTTTGAATACACCACGGAAGTCAAGAGCACTTACGCCACAGTCAAATGCTACTTTGTATTCAATGCCGTCTACATCAAAGCCTTGACGAGTTTCAAGACGTGGAGTTTCAACACCGTTCAAGTAAGTTACTTCGATAGTATCGTGTTGAGTTGCATCAGCTACTAAGTACCAAGCATCTGGGTCAGTCAATTCTGCATCAGCTACAACAATGAAGCGACCTTTGTAAGGGTTAGCAACACCGGAGTTTACACCATCTACTGCTGCAGTGGAGTTAACGATTTGGTATGCAGTCATTTCAAGTTCTGGAGGAACTACCAAGTATTTAGGTGTGATGTTAAGGGTAGCCTCACCTGTAATGCCTTTTTGGCGACGCATAGCAGTAATTGCTTTAGCGATTGCTTTAACAGATAATGCTTCACCTGTGCCTGCAACGTTACCATGTTTAGTGTCGAACAATGCTACATTGTCTTGCATTTTAACGTTACCAGTTAATTGAGCATATACCATTTTGTTTACTAAGCGTTTAGCAGCGGAACCGTATTTAGTAGCAATTTTGGAGAATAAGCCCAAGTCATCATTAATGATCGCTTGACGAGTTAAGCTGAACAATTTACCATAAGTAGCTACTTTAGTACGAGCAGATGCTTCACCGAAGGAGTCTTGTTTGAATTGGCCACCTTCTGGAACTAATTCGAGTGTACCTGCTTCAGACAATGCTACGCGTGCAGCTTCTTTGAAGTCACGGTTAGAGCCTTTTCCCGCCCAGATTTGGTAAGTAGTTTCTGCTTCGTTGAAGCCTGTCATTACAGATTTGTTAGCAAGGTTAGACATGATAGCAGGGAATGTAGATGTAGAGTTAATAGCTGCACGAGCCAATTCCATGTTATCGCCAAAGTTTACTGTAGAACCAGATTCACGGCGTAAGGATTCACGAGCCATTTCAACCATGGAATAACCACGTAATTCTTGTGCCCCTGCTGCAGGTTCTGCTACAGGGATACCTGCTGCCATCAATACAGCATCTTGTGCAGCTGCACGGAACTTATCAGATTCAGCTTCGCCCATTGTTACGGATACGCCTTTGTTACGAGCACGAAGTTGGTCCATTACCATTTCACGTGCTTCTTCAACAGATTTACCCAATACGATTGCTTCGTCAGCACCTTCTACATCGAAGTCACGGAACATTGCTGTAATTTCGGAAGTACGTTTACGTTCTTGTTCCATAGCTTTTTGAAGGTCTGCTTGAGTAAGACCAGTTTCAACTGGTGCAGATTTTACTTCTTGAACTTCTAAATTTTTCTCTTGATCCATACGTGTGTTATCCTCCTGTGTGTCAATACTTGTATGAATTTCTTCAGCACTACGTCCTACGCCCACTGTTGGGTCAGCAGGAACAGATACAATACTGATTTCTAAAGGTTCCCAATCCGTTACTACATAAGCCGGACCATTAAATCGACCGTTAGTAGATTTAGTATCTTCATCTTCTAATACTTCATAACGGTTGATTGCATAGCCTACGCTTACACCTTGCAATGTACCGGACTGTACCTTTTGGAATATTGTTTCGGATTGTTCATCTGTGTCAAAGCGTACTAACGCTTTACCGCGGTTATCTTCTAGCCATACCTTCTCGATATGACCTACGACCGCATCACGATCATGGTTAAACAATACCGTACCTAAGCCATTGTTAAAGCGCTCAAGGTTGATGCACTCTTCATCGTGGCAAAGGATTTCATCGCCGAACCAACGGCCATATGGCGTCTCGGAAGAGAATGATAATTCTACTGTCCGACTATCGGTATCGACGTGGTCAATAGTAGTTTCTCGACAGTAATTGCCAAGAACACTACGCTTTTGATGTTCACTCATTACTAGCCATCAGCTCCTTCCTGTGTAGTGTCATCATCGCCCATCGTTAGCGGTTGCAACTCACTGGAATAATCAAGTAACACCCCAAGCTCACGAGCCCTATCCTGTTCGAGTTTCCGTTGTTCAAGAACTTCTTCCCAATCACGACCGGATGCTGCGCACACATCCTCTAGGGTTGTAAGACCAGATTTGATAGCTTCCTTATTAGCGTTAACCTCTTTCACTGGGTCAATCCAAGACCACCCTGGAGCAAGCCAAGATACCTCTTGATATTTGTCTTTGTTCGCTAGGTAATCTGGAGGTAGTTCACCAGATAAATAGAGGGCATCAATAAAGGCTCTCCAAATTGGCATACAGAAGTGTGCGATAACAAACTCTTGTAATTGACGGAACGTCTTTTGGTCCTCTAACAGGTTCTGACGTGCGGCCGAGAAGTTACCAGATATATTACGCGCTACGATGTCAGCGCTCATACCAAGACCGGACGAGATACGTCTAGTCTGAGTTGCCGAGTATTCGCTTGCAGTTCCGGCGTTACGCTTAGGGTCTGCAAACTCGATGGACTCACCAGGGCTTAGGTGTCTAACCATACCTGGGGCCATTGTCATGCTAGGTCTACCTTTACTATCACGTGGAAGCAAGCTAGCTTGTCTAGCAGAATTCTGAGAAGTAATAAATGCACTGAAGCACGCTGATACACGTGCTGCGATTAAGTCTGCATCCATATACTCATCGATATCATGGATCCGACGCAAGACTAACGCCAAGTGACTCATACCACGAATTTGAGTTGGACGATTTGGTTTAAAGAATAAGAACGCTTGGTCTGTAGTTAACCGCATAGCCTCAAAGGTTCTCACACCCATAGGGTCTGCTTGGCTAACATGGTATGCGACAGGCTTCCCATATTCGTTTACCTCAACACCACTAATGATGTTATTATTGCCATATTTGATGTCTATGGCCCCTATGTTCTCCGCCTCGATTAATTGGATAGCCAAGGGGAGATAATCGCCCTGTGCTGTCTTATTTACAAGAATTTCGCCATCATACAACATTCTACGTAGTGCCATTGTTTGCAACTCATAGAAATTAGATAGCCCTCGAACGTCTGCATTATTTGCTTCCGTCCATTTAGCCCATGCACGCTCAATCTTATTATTGAGTTGGTTGTTGAGCTTGCCACTCTTGTGTCGCACCTTAGCTTGTGGTTTAATACCAGGACCGATAACGTTACGTAAGATGGCAATAACAGCAGACTCAGCTAAGTCACTGTTCATCTCTGCAGACCGTGCACGGCCACGGATAATATCACGTGAACCTGTTGCTAGTTGTTCGGCTGTACCAAATGCAGGTTGCCAATCACTATTCAGTCTGTCCATTGATGCGGCATCGTATTGACGGAGTGCTTCACGTGCAGCCATTCGTTCTAGCGCACGCTCAGGGTTAACCCAACCGATTACTTTATCTAAGATATTCATCGTCCACCCCATGTTACGTATGCATCAACTTGATACCCGTTTGACTCTTCATGTACTCGTTGCATCAATGTTTGTTCACGTGCATAGAGTACTGGCAAGTCAATCGTCTTGAACCGCTTACCACCAATCTGTAACTCGGAATATCCTTTAGTTTCGATATCCTCAATCACTTGGCGGACACGTTCAAGTTGTTCATTTACATCGCTCATGGTTCACCTCCTATCTAAACCAATGGCCTGTGCTACCGATTCCGCTTCCGTAATCCTCATAGGATGTTCTATCTTCAGCTTCTTCGTAAGGCTCAGGCTCTACTAAATATTTAACTCCGGCAATATCAGCTACTGCTGCGTTGTAAGTACATGTATCTAGCAAGTGGTTCGTAGGATGTCCGGTAAGTGGTTTCCATTTAACGGTTACCTCACCAGTTTTCACATTCCGAATTTCTTGCTTTTCTTCTGCCCTTAAGTGGTCCATATATTCTTGAGGGCAGTCCTTGAATAAATGGATCGTACCGATTTCATCTGTAGGCCTTACCATTCGAGCGAAGATAAAGTCTTTCCAGTAATCGGTATTTAGTACATACAGTTTCAAGCCACCGATAACACCCTTTTCAACGCTTGACATTGAATAAGGTGCAGTCATGGTTGTACTATTGGATGAACCTTTAAGCGGTATACAGATTTCGGGGAATCTTGCACAGAATTGGTAAACCTCATCTGTTCTAAACCCTGAGTCAATACCGGCTTTCATTACCTGGCGTGGTTCTCCAAATTCACTTGGATACTCACGTTTAACGATAATTTCTTCTAGGTCATCCCATGTACTTGCTTGGCCATAGTCGATTAAGTATGACTTAACGCCTGGCGCATACGCTCTCACTTCCCACCAGAAGTAATCGAGCTGTACGTCAACGCTAGCAATAAGGAGTGTAGCCTTATCAGGTACAACACCTCTGTCATACGTTGACTCTGTAAACTGGATATCTTGCGTGCTCTTAGTCTTAGCAGACCGCCAAGGTTCAGCTAGCCAAGAGTTGATAAAGTTCATTAATTGGTCTGCGTAATCCTTAGAGGATAGGAATTCGTAAGCTACCTTACCAAAGGCCACCCAAGGACTGTATATAGAGGATAGGTGGTAGCCAACGGATCGTACTCTACAGTTTGGTACGTTCTCCGTTCGCCATTCACCTCTTCGCAGCATTTCCATTTTGTACTTATCTTGAATTGGTTCCTTGCAGTGCTCACATTCGTAGTACGCTGTATCACGTACTAGGTCTTTATTTCCGTTTGCACTTTCAGGCCATTTAATTTGTTTAAACTTGAGGGTCTGATATTCTCCGCAGTGTGGACAAGGTACATAGTACTCTTTCTGCGCATGAGCTGATTTAAAGGCCCTCCATATATTCCCATTCTCTACCGTAGGTGTTGATACCATCACGTGTTTGGCATCAACGAACGTTTTAGTACGTTCTGTAGCCAACTTGATTGGATTGGCTTCCTTGCCGGAGAACGCTGGGTATTTATCTATTTCATCAAAGAACACATATTTGATTGCCCTAGACGCTAGACTCGATGGTGAGTTAGCACCGGACAATACCATATAATTGCCATTCGTGAAGTTTAGCTCCTTCTTCTGACTGGCGTTGGCATCATACATTTTCTCCAATGGTTCAGAGTTCTTTATCATTGGTTGTACACGTTTTTCACTATTGAACTCTGCCAGGGCATCTGTTGGGTATACCATCATGACAGGGGCTTGTGATTGATGTAGTGCATAACCAATCATATTTAGTTCTGCTTCCGTCTTACCTATCTGTGCGCCGAAGCACAGTACAATTTGCTCAATCAGATCATTGTTAAGCATATCCATAGGCTCACGGAGGTATGGAGTACGGAGAGTGCGCCACGGCCCTGGTTCAGCGCCGGTACTTGGTAGTACACGGAACTTATCCGCCCACTCAGATACGGTATATCGTTCTGGTGGTTTAAAGGCCTCCAGTTCGGGAGCTGTCCACGTAAACGAAAATTCATCGACGTTGTTTTTCAATGTCATAACAGATTCAGCTTTTGAATTCGTTTTATTTTTTCTTTTTGTGGTCGATTTCCGTTTTGGTGTACTTCCCTTCCCTCGAATAGCTTTCGAGGTACGCGTTGACACACTCATTCACCGTCCTCTCTACAATCACCCTTGTATCTGCGTCTGGGAATTCTTTGCTAACCGCTTTGGCTAGCAGACCAAGGGATGATTTTAGTTCTAATACGCGTCCAGTCCATTCACGTTGTACATCGGCCACATCTATATACTGGCCATCTAGCACTTCGCTTAATCGCTTTTCACGTTTGGCTCTGGCTTCCTTATAGTCCGCCTCGGCTTCTAATTTTCGTTGCGCTGCCGATTTCGTTCCATCCTTATCCTTTGACATTCCTAGCCAAACAAGGACTTCACGAATGTTCCACCAACCGGTGGCCACCTTCGGCATACCTGCACGATTATGTCTACTGATCATTTCGGGTCCTAGATCTAAGATTTGACATAAGACCGCAGTGGTTACTATAAGCTCACCATGTTCGCTGAACTTGACTTTAGGTCTCTCGACTGCCATTTCCAATCTCCTTTCCTAGTGTCCTCTCCGAAAGTACTTTCTACTTGATTTTTTCTCTCACAGGCGGAACAATATCGCGCGGAGCCGACCACCGCTGGATTTATCGCTAGGGAGTACCTTTTATCATTCATTCTCATCTATTGCTATATCGATAAAATCTGATGAAGTAACCAAAAAGGACTACGTGGTTGTGTCGTAGTCCTTAATGATTCCTTCTGCTTATAGCCCGTGGAGGAAGGTATTCACTATGAACGTACCCTACAGCTTATGGCTCCGGAGGACTTTCCCTGGTTATCCCCCTTACCACGCTTGTAGATTATCATAGAACCCACCTCTAATTGCATATCGTCTTTATTTATTTTTAGAA